TTAGCTGAAGTAACTGCATTATCTGCAATCTTAGCTGTGGTTACATTAGAATCTGCAATCTTAGCTGTGGTTACTGCATCAGCTGCAATCTTATCTGCGGTAACATTAGAATCTGCAATCTTAGCTGAAGTAACTGCATTATCTGCAATCTTAGCAGTTGTTATAGCCCCGTCAGCAACACCAGCACCCCCAGTTATACTACCTTCTAAATTACATACAAGAGTAGGTACAAGGTAACCATCACCAGAAGTATTAACTGTAGCAGTTGGTTCTTCGGTTAGCCCGTAAAATATCTTAAACTTACCGTCTGTAGCGTCTCTAAAAATACCAGTGTATTTAGTAGTAGCAGCTTCTACATACTTACCATATAACCCTATATCAATAGCGTTAGCTGCGTTTCCACTAGCTAATTTAATTAAAGGATCTTCTACAGACATTGTTGATACGTCTACTTGTACTGTATCTCCAGTAACAGTTAAGTTACCGTCAATATTTATATCACCAGCATACAAAGTGCCCCAGCGCTTATCTGCTGTGCCCAAGTCTGCTGTCTTATTGGTTTGTGGTCTTACTGCTGCCATGTTGTTAAACTCCTGTAAATTCTATAGTGCCGTCACCTACGTAGCTCCAGAATCTATCTGGGAAGTGTCCGGTTACATCTGTGAAAATTATATCACCAGTTGTTCTATGTAAAGCCCATAGCCCAAAGTGATGATCGAAAACTTCTGACTCTTCTAAGTGACCGCCTACAGCAGTCCACAGACTACCTTTAGCTAGTAAGTTAGAGATCTCTGACCCGGTAGGACCAGTGTATGTTATTGTTTGAGCTGCGTAGCTAATAGAACCTATACCGGTAGAGTTTACTGCTACAACTCCTGGGTCTCCTTGAATACCTTGGGGGCCTTGGTCGCCGGTGTCGCCTTTGAGACCCTGAATACCCTGAATACCCTGAATACCCTGAATACCCTGAATACCCTGGGGACCTTGGTCGCCAGTGTCACCCTTGAGACCTTGAATACCCTGGGGTCCTTGGTCGCCGGTATCGCCTTTCAAGCCTTGGATGCCTTGTGGTCCTTGGTCACCAGTGTCACCCTTGAGGCCTTGAATACCTTGAATACCCTGGGGTCCTTGATCTCCGGTGTCACCCTTTAGTCCTTGCTCACCCTGGATACCCTGAATACCTTGCTCGCCCTGAATACCTTGCTCGCCCTGAATACCTTGCTCGCCCTGAATACCTTGTGGGCCTTGAGCTCCAATGTCCCCCTGTATGCCTTGTACACCTTGTATTCCCTGATCTCCCTTAGCTGCAAGTATATCCCAGAAGTTGCTACCCAAGCTAGGAACATCACCTACATTGCCACCGTTTGCGTTTGATCTGTACCATAGGCTACCGTTATATGTTGCTAAATCACCTATTGAGTATGAACTACCTCCATTATACTCGCCTGTGTAATTCCATACAGCATCAGCTCCGGCTGGACCTTGAATACCCTGCTCGCCTTGTATACCTTGAATGCCTTGAGGACCTTGATCACCAGTGTCTCCCTTGAGGCCTTGAATACCTTGAGGGCCTTGGTCACCAGTGTCACCCTTGAGGCCTTGAATACCCTGGGGGCCTTGGTCACCAGTGTCTCCCTTGAGGGCCTTGGTCACCAGTGTCTCCCTTGAGGCCTTGAATACCTTGAGGGCCTTGGATACCTTGGTCTCCGGTATCGCCTTTCAAGCCTTGAATGCCTTGAGGGCCTTGGTCGCCAGTGTCTCCTTTGGGACCTTGAATACCTTGAATACCTTGGATACCTTGAGGACCTTGGTCACCAGTGTCACCCTTTAGGCCTTGGATGCCTTGAGGACCCTGTATACCCTGTATACCTTGGTCACCTTGAGGGCCTTGTATAGAACCTAGGTTGATCCAGGAATTAGAGCTGGCGGTAAATACATGTAAACTATCATCAGCCTCAACTAAGTACGCATCTCCGCTATCTGGATTAGGTGGAAGGTCATTAACAGTAGCAACAGTGCCTTTAACATTTATACCTATCCCTGCAGGGCCTTGAATACCCTGAATACCTTGAGGACCTTGGTCTCCTGTATCACCTTTCAAGCCTTGAGGACCTTGGTCACCAGTATCACCCTTGGGGCCTTGAATACCTTGAATACCTTGAGGACCTTGGTCGCCTGTATCACCTTTCAAGCCTTGAGGACCTTGGTCACCAGTATCTCCTTTAGGACCTTGAATACCCTGAATGCCTTGAATACCCTGAATGCCTTGAGGACCTTGGTCACCTGTGTCGCCTTTCAAGCCTTGGGGGCCTTGATCACCAGTGTCTCCCTTGAGGCCTTGAATACCTTGAGGGCCTTGATCTCCGGTGTCACCCTTTAGTCCTTGAATACCTTGAGGACCTTGGTCGCCTGTATCACCTTTTAGTCCTTGAATACCTTGAGGGCCTTGATCTCCGGTGTCTCCCTTGAGGCCTTGAATACCTTGAGGGCCTATGGGGCCTTGAGCACCAGCAGGACCTTGGTCGCCTGTATCGCCTTTCAAGCCTTGGATGCCTTGAGCACCAGCAGGGCCTTGAGGTCCTTCAGGGCCAGCAATACCTTGAATACCTTGCAAGCCTTGAATACCTTGGTCGCCTTTAGGACCTTGCTCACCTTGAATACCCTGGGGGCCTTGAGCGCCAGCAGGGCCTGCTTGCCCTTGTAAGCCCTGAATACCTTGAGGACCTTGGTCGCCTGTATCACCCTTTAAGCCTTGTGGGCCTTGGTCGCCAGTGTCACCCTTTAAGCCTTGAATGCCTTGAGCGCCAGCAGGGCCTTGGTCACCAGTGTCTCCCTTGAGGCCTTGAATACCTTGAGGGCCTTGGTCACCAGTGTCTCCCTTGAGGCCTTGAATACCCTGGGGGCCTTGGTCACCAGTGTCTCCCTTGAGGCCTTGAGCACCAGCAGGGCCAGCAGGGCCTTGTGGGCCTTCAGGGCCTTGTACACCGCCACCTATGGAATCTACAACCGCAGCTATAAAATCTTCATTAGTTGGCAAAGCAATTAGCTGCGCATTTAAACTATCTACTTCTGTAGCCACTTTTTTAAAGTTATTTAAATACACGGGCAGAGCTGCTAATACCTGAGCAACAGTTTGATTCTGCGCAGCTCCTACTAAGTCTTTTAATGTATTAGTTATCTGAGTAACGTCAGAAGCATCAGCTATGAAGCTATCTCCTAACATCAACTTATTATCCTGTATAGTAATATCTACATATTGCTCGGCAGTTCCAGGAACACTTATGTCATTGGTTACTATTCTTAGCGTAGGTACACTAACAACATAAGAAGACACTAAAGACCATCTAAGGCCATTACGACCTAGCGAGCCGTCATTGTCTATTTGTGGTACTATATTTGGTGTAGCCATTATTTAACCTCGTGGTATAAGATCAAGACCATTCACTTCCCAGTGACTGTCAGGGTATAGTTTTTTAGGGTCAGGCTTTAGGTCTATATTGTTAACTCTAAGATAAGCAAGGTTAGCTCTATTCTCAATTACAAAAGAAGTATTATTCTCAGAATTAGAGTCGTATTTCCATTGAACTAAAGGAGGGACTTCTGTGTTTTCTAGATTAAATCTGCTTACCCAAGATCCTGATCTAGCCGGAACATATCCGCCAACAGTTAAGTCACCGTTAGCGTAACTCCAAGCAGATTCTTCAGGGTAAACCTGTAAAGCCGCATTAGCTAATACAACATCCTCTGCAGCTACATCAGCTATATCTAGAGGTATTACTTGTATATTAGCCATTTTCGTCTTCCTTCTTTGTTCTTCTTCTAGCCTTAGGTTTAGCTTCTTCGCTATCAATAATAGTTACAGATGTTTCTTCTGTGAGTAAGTCAGAAACAGCATCTACAGCTTGCTCTACTTCTTCTACTATATCAGGAGCTCTAGTTACTATAGCTAGCTTGCTAACAGTAGAAGCAACAGCAGCAGAAGCTATTTCGGTTATAGCCTCCGCAACTTCTGATACGGTACTGCTAAGAGTTACTTTTCTAACAGTAAGCTTATTTTCAGAGATTAGCTTTCTAACTAAAGAGCTATTTAAAATAGATTCGGATACTTTAATTTCTGTACCAACTTTTAATGTTCTGCCATTTGGTAACAACAACTTATTGCTAGCGCAGACATTCTTAATAATCAAACTCATATTGTTCTCCTTAAAACAAAAAACCCCGTATACCAGAAGTATACAGGGTTTTAATGCAGCTAAAATGCCCTAAGGACAAACTCAGCGTTGGTTGGCTTTAGTACGTTAGATTGAGTTTACTGATTTAAATCCACTCAATTTAATTACACCTTTAGCATTACCGATACCCATACCAGGGGCACTGTATGACCAAAATTCGATCATGTCAGCTTCTTGCTTGATAAACAAGGTAGCATCTTGAAGTAAGAAGAAGTTACCGAGATAGTTTTCTGGAGCAAACAAGTAAATTACATTATCAGGAATAATATCATTCTTGATTGTTGTAACTACTGGTACACCAAATAACTTATCTTCGCCTTCAAGACCTTGGTCATAGTGGCGGCTAAGAATATCGTTACCGACATCTGTGTAGGGGAACTTCAAGCATTCCATGTATGTAGCTTTGGTCATAAGAAGCTTACCAATAGGCAACTTCTTTTGTGTCATACATTGGTACAATTGAGCAATAAGTTCTCTGCTCAAAGACTTCTGTACGAAACCGCCATTACCGTCAAGAGACTTAGCTACTAAGTTATTAGAAACTAAGAGATCAGGTATTGCGAATTGATCTTCGCCTTCTGGAAGATATGTTTCTACTACACCGTCAGCGTTAGTATCAATAGTGCCTGCATTTGTAGCAGGAGCAACTTCTTGAATAGCTGCGTCAATAGTTTCCATGAACTTACGATCTTCTTCATCAGCCATATCTTTTACAGAGTTATCTGTTAGGATTTTACGGATGTCATTTTGATATGTGAGAAGTTCGAACTTTGACTTCATAAAGTGTTGAGATTCAATTTTACCGAAGTATACTGAGTATCTTGGACCCTTGAAGAATGTACGTTGGCCAGCACCCTTGAATGTGACAAATGTAGCTACAGAATCTGGTTCTTTTTCGATAATCTTCTTAGGTTGATCTGTGTGTTCATCACGATCAATTTCTTCTGGAGCTAATTCTACAGGTTGTAAGATAACTCTAGCAAAAGATTCTTGACGTAATTTACTACGAATAAAACGGCTACCTTCATCTTGAGCTTCTTTTACGCGACCTTGATCGAGTTTATTAACAAAGCTTCTATTAATAAATTGTGCGCTTAATTTTTCTCTCTCTGTGCTCATTTATAACCTCTCTTAATGTACGAATACGTCTAATGTTTTGGAGTTAGCATCGTACTTTAAAACAGTGCCTACAATAAGGTCAGCATTATCGCCGCCAGCAGCCAAAGCTACAACACCGTTAAGGACTTTAACTGGTGAGCCAGCTACATAAGCACCAGCAGCGTATTGAGCTACTTCTACTCTAGCAGTATCACCGTCTAATCTAACTACATAACCACCGCCTAAAAGAACTGTAACTCTGTTAGCGAATTGTGAAGAATAGTCATCTTTACCTTCGATAATTAAGAAACACTTCTTAGCTTTGGAGCTGTCTACGTCACCCATAGCTTCGTTAGCGGTTGTATAAGCTGCACCAAGAGAAACCCAAGTACCTTGATGGTGCTTGTGTCCATTAGAGGTGCCGCCAATAATAAAGTCTTCTTGGACGGCTGATTGTTGAGGCCAGCCACGCAAGATATCAAATTTGGATTTTAAGTTTGCCATCTGCAATCTCCTCTATTGTTTATTACGAATTTACAAGCCAAGAGGCAAATTCTCTGTCAGCTTTTGAACCTAAATCTTTGTTATTAAATTCAACGCCTGCAGTTTTTGATCTAGCTGGCCCGCCAAGGCTGCTAGAGTCGCCTCTTGTAATGTTGCTCAAGATTTGAAGAACATCTTCGCTCGCTGAAGCTAGCTTATTCTCAATCTTATCGGCATCTTCCCCAGTAACAAAAGACAGCTTGTCTATGACTGGAGTTAGTTTAGCTTTGCGTTGTTCTTGTTGAACTTTTGTTATTTCGCTAGCTAACTTACTTTTTTCTTCAGCTAAAGCATCAAGAACATCAGCTATTTTTAACAGAAAATTATTACTGGACATAATTACCCCTGAATCTTTCTTCTGAGTAATTCTAGACCAGTACTAGCTACTACCAAGTTAGCCAGTTTTTGCTGTTTTGTTTGTTCTGATACTTCAGCATATGCTCTTATAGCCTCAGCTAACTTGCGGAGTTTGTTTGCTTCCATTTTAAAGACCTCTTATGTAGTTTAACAAATCAGAGTATGTAACATCGGAAGCTTCCTTAGATCTTAGCGTTTCAGCTAACATAGAAAGAGCCTTAGCTTCTCCGCCTTCTAATTCAGGCTTATCTTCGCTATGGCAATCGCATTCTTCGTCATCATCTTCACAATGGCAATCCTCTTTATCTGAGTCGTCTTTGCTTAAGTCTTCTTCAGCTATTTTGATTAGCTTATCCAACTGATCTTGTAAACTATATCTCATTATTTACCTCTCTTAAATTCTTTAATGTCTTCGGAATCGAATCCCATCATTGAAGATGGAGTGGCAAGGGATAATAGCTTAGGCAAAGCAAAGCCTGCAGCTGCACCGCCAAGTAAGTACTTAGGTATGTTAGATTTTTCTTCGTCTCTACCAATTGATTTACCAAGCATGTATGCAGGAACTATAGTAGCTGCACCAGCCACTAAAGGATCAATACCTCTAAGAAACTCCACAGCGCTAGCCTCTTTACGAAAAGCCTCTTTCATAATAAGACTAACTCTTTGAGCTTGTGTAGCAGATATTTCACTAGCTTCTTTTTCAAATAGTCTCTTGTAATGATGGGTTTCGGCTAGCATGTTACACCTATCTCATATTAGCTAAGATAGACATAGCAGCTTTGTAACCAGCTTTAGCATATCTATCTGAAGCTAACTTAACGCCACTAGCTAGTTTAACATGAGCTTCTTTTGTCATCTGTTGGCTATAACCTACTGAGTTAACTACTGAAGAATAACCATCGTTATATGCAGCGCTAGCAATTTTTTCTAGTTCTGCTTTTGTTTCTTGATACCCTAGCTCCATAGCTATTTTAGCCATGTCTGAGTCGTAATCATTGCCTTGATAACTAGCTACTTTTACGCCTTTACCGCTTGATTCATAGCCATGCATTCTAGACATAAAGCCATCGCACACAGCAGCTCCGTACAATTCAGCTTCTTTGATAAGAGCTTCTTGTTCTGCTGTAGCTAATTTAGCGGCAATTTTAGTAAGATCTGCTACTGGAGAGTTGTTGTTAGCTCTCGCAGATGCTGTCTTTGTTAATGGTTCATTTAAAGCGCGATCCAAAGCATCCTCTAAAGAAGATCCTCTTCTTGCGCTAGCTGTTTTTTCAACAGAACCAGTGTTGCTCAAAGAATTTAAAATTTGAGAAAGTTCCATAATAACTCCTGAAGATATATAAAACGATATGCTTTTTTACGAGAGAATCAAGTTAACTATCAAGTTCTCTGCTTGGTTTCTAGTGATAGTCGGTATCCTAGACACTCCGCCAAAATTAGCTATTTTGGAGAACTTACTTTTAGTTTTGTCTCTATCAATAGCTGACAAAGTATAAGGAACCCATGGCATATTAGAAGCTATCTTGTAATTGTAAGAGGGTCTACTCTTAGCTAAATCCAATGCAGAGCTGCTACTATTACTACATGTTTCTAGTACGTTCATTTTATAGCAGGCTAAGCTAACTGCAGCAAACTTAAGTAAATCTCTATCAAAGTTAGTGCATCTAGGTATATATCCAGTACCGCTAGAGCTAGCCAACTTAGTTGACTTAGCTGGATGTAATATATTACCTGCCAATAAAGACCTGAATGGGACATAGCTAGCCATCTTAGACTCTATCTGGCTATCTGTACCTTCAGTACCAGTTGCCACTGATCCAGAAGTAATTAAGTCTTCTGCTATATCTGGGTGTTTAGACAGCAAGCTAAATATATCCCCTTGCAGAGATATTAATTTACTAGCTAAACCTTCGGGTGCTTTATTACCTGTGATTTTTAGAAACATTAAATCCAAAAATTCTGGTGTAGTTAAGAATATACCCATCTTGCTTAGAGTATTTATTACTTTAGGAAAGTCTCTGCTACTCATAGAAGCTAAGTCACTATCTGCTATATCCATATGAGACTTTGTTAGCTTAGGTACAATAGATAACAACCACTTCTTTGATAAGGAGTCTGTATCGCTGGAACTACTACCAGATCCAGTACTAGCGGCAAAGCCTACGCCAGTAACTATTTTCTCTATATCAGCAGCCTTTGTTAGGTACTTAGCTATAGCCGTTCTAGCTGCTATTTTTTCAGCTATTAAGCTACTAGGCAAACCAGCTTCTTTAGTAAAACTATTTAAACTGGCTACCTTCTTTAACATGTACCCTGTTTTATCCGCTGGCTTATAAACTACAGATATATCGAAGAAATTAGGATCAGGGTTATCTGCAGCAACTATTCTACCATCAGGGTAAATATCATTAAGCTCATTTAGTAAATGGTCACAATATTCTTTTCTACTAGGTGCCTTATTGCCACATATAGTACATACGTCAAACTCTATTCTGCAACCCATACTAACAGCTACGTTCTCTCCCGCATGTATTTTATCTACAATATCGGGGCAGTCAGAATTATTTAGCTTTAATATAAGTTCCACTCTGTGCATGTCATTGTTGTAGAAAGCTTTGACTACGCTACCCATGGACTTAGCTGGGTCTTTATTTACGTGAGATCTAAATACGTGAGCATTTGTTTCAAATGTCTTGTATTTCTTAATAAGTTCAGCTTCTCTAAACGCATCGCCGTTTCTATTGGGTCCATAGTACTCACTGGCACCCATAGCTAATACTAGTATAAAAGTTTTACCTGGCTCTGGTGATACAGATCTAGACCAATCAGAAGCTTCGCTAGCTACTTTTATTTTAGAATTAGAGTGCAGTAATTGAACTGTAGGTTCAAAGGTATGGGTACCTTTAAAGTGCTCATCGAGTTCTATGATTTTATTAAAAGAGCTATTTTTCATATTAACCTTAGTTTAGAATAGAGTTAACTATATCTGCCAGATGAGCGTTACTTCTAAGTATTACGCTATCAGCGTATTTTCTATCTTCTGCTACTTTTATATTACTAACAGAGTTATTTAGTTTCTGATTAAGTGATATAACAGCCATAGCTTCTTTAACAGAATATGAGGCTTGTTTTGATTCCCTGCTAGAGTTAAGAGCTCTACCAGCCGCGAGGCCAGCTAGTATAGCTGCAGGCGTAGCTACCAAAGCTTTAGTACCAAGATCTTCTGCTCTATCTCCTGCCTTGTCAGTGACGTATGCCCCTGCAGCAGCTAATGGAACAGCAGCTCCAGTACCGAACAACATGCCCTTTAGTATATCAGAGTTCTTGGATGCCTTTATAGCATCCATAACTGCTGAGCCTAGTTTTGTTATCTCAGAAGCTATTTGTGTATCCACTATAGCTTTTTGATTTAAAGCAGAAAAAGACTCTAGCCTGCTAGCTGTCTTAGTTGCCAATTCACCTAAGTTGGTACTTATAGATGACCAGCTTCTAAGGTTATGTATATTAGATGCTATATATTTCTTCATTTTGATAATTTATCCAATGAATCAATACCGTCACCGATCAAAGACCATTCTTGCTTATTCAAGTAAGCCTTCTTCCCAAGAGAGTAGATAGCTTCTTTAATAGTGAAATATTGCAATCCTTCTCTATCAGCTGCTACTTTATGCAGCATACCATTGTCACGCATAGCAATAGCTTCTTTTGGTATTCTAGAGATAACTTGTGGTGTTAATAAAAGTTCTGCGAGTTTGATGTTCATTTTCTAATCCATCTTGGCTGTGTTTTTGCCTTTTAGTGCTTGTTCTGTTCTAGCTAGCTGACCGAAAGTAACAGGGTCTACCCCACCTTCATGGGCTAAACCTTGTCTTAGGAAAGATCTAACTGCTTCTCTATGTTTAGCTACCGTAGGAGCTATGTCTCTAAGTGATTCATACAAGTTAGCTACTTGTTCAGGATCTGCTCTAGAAATAACATCATCTTTCCCTACTAGTTCTTTAAGTATGCTTTGCTGCTTAGGTAGGTCTGTTAGCTTTTTATATTTAGATATGCCAGAATCTACTATGTGATTAATAGCTTTGCTGGCCAGATCCCCAAATGTATCTACCACTTTTTTACCTACTAGTTCATCAGCTTTAACTCTTGTGGCTAACCCGCTAACTCCTGAATTAAGAGCCCTATTTAATCTGTACCCAGTTGTATCAAAAAGAGGGCTAGTTACTTTACTGGCAACAGAAGCAACACCTAGGGTCTTAGCTAAGTCACCAGCAGATGCTCCACCTGCAGCTCCTCCTCCCGCAGCGTTAGCCATAGATAGTCCTAGTATTGCTGACCCAGGGTCTAATGCTATCTTATCCCAGGCTGCTTGCTTAGTAAAAAAATTAGACATTCTTAACTCCTATTCTGTACAAAGCTCTTTCTGCTTTAATAAATTCTGCAGATACATCAATAGCTTCTGCTACTTTATCTAAAAGCTTACTAGGCTCAACTATATTTCTATCCTGTATTGTAAGTATTTCAGAGTCAGTTAAAGCTCTAGCTATCTTCTGCATACCTAATCTAGATCTAACCATTTGAAGAACAGGTACAGCAGCATTACCGTGTCTACTTATAGAATCTAACTCAAACTGAGCGTGCTTCTCTCTTGAGTATATACCTTTAAAGTTACCTGCAATAGAATCCGCTATATCAGTAGCAGTAATATCACAATGAGCTAGCTTATCACGTAGGCTATTCTCTATATCCATACGTCTAAATTTATTTAAATCGGATTTAAAATCTAAAGACTTAAGGCTAACAGAAGCAACCTTCTCTACGTAGCTAGCTGCCTTTAATCCTATATCTTCTAGTGAGAAATCTGAGTCGGACTCGTCAGATATTTCAGACTTATCGTATTTATCTGACCCACCTATATCATCGAAAAACACAGAGGTGTCATTATCTGATGGATCAAGCTCTTCAATCTCAATAGACATAACTCCTTTAGCAGGTGCATTGTCTGGAGTAGTAGAGTAATATTTTTTAATAACTACTCCAGGATCTGCAACTTTAAACTCAACCATTCTATCGTCACCGCTAGTGTTCTTAAACATCTCTAGGAATGCAGAAGTATTAGCCATCTCAGTAAGACGTTTAATCTGCTCAGAGTTTAAAAGATTATCTTTAGCTGACTCTAATATCCCATCTTCTAGTGCAGTATTGTTATTCATAAACTTATCTACTAGAGACTTAGCCATATCCTCTAAGTCGCTTCTATTAAATGATCCCATGTGTCACCCCTTTAAATCTTGCATTATATCTGATGCAGGAACTGTTTTAGCAATGCTTAGTAATTTTATCTTAACGCTCTCGGCTTCACTACTAAGTTGCTTTATACTCTTAGAAGCCATGCCAGCCGCGCTTAGCGCTGCAGGTATCCAGGTTCTAGATTCTTTAGTTAGTTCCATGCTATTTTTTATTTTCATTTCATTGAACTTCCAGTAAGAATCTTTCATCATATCCACTACAACTGTATCAGGCATAGTGTCATTGTCCTTTGATAGTCCTAGTTTCCAATATACGTAATTAGGTCCTAGCTGCAGAGCTGCTGACATTAAACCTTTATCAAATTCTTCCTGCTTGGTAGATGACCCTAGCTGCCTAACAAATGCCATACGTATGAGCTTATTGTTAAACACAGATGTATCAAAGAATAGTTTAGCGTACAAAAGTATAACTTCCTCATCTTCTTCTATTCTTCTAGCTATGTTGTACATATTATCCCCAGCTAATAGCAAGGCATTTATAGTACTTCTGGTAAATGGTATATAGTACAGAGTATAAGCTTTGTCTATATTAGAGTCTTTAGTATTTCCTACTAAGTATTCATTAAGCAAATTCTGGTAGGCACAAGGCCACTGCTTTGCTGATTTATTTGATTCAAAATAATTAAATACTTCATTAGATCTCCAAGCCGGAGAATCGGTCTTAGTAGGAGCTGGAAGTATATCGTAGTTCATTTTACGCCTAACTTGCTATTAAGAAATACCCTCTGGAAGAGATGTCATACTCTTCTGCTTATGTAATGATAAGATAATATCTCCTAGACCTCCTAGAACTTTTCTAAGATTACCCTCTAATTCATTATAAGCATCCTGTCCTATCTGCTGAGCTAACTCAGCTTCCCTCATTTGCACAGAAACAAGTATTCTAGCAGTACTATCCAAAGCCTTTTCTATGTTAGGTAGCTCTTGAGCTACGGCTTCATTCAGCGGATTATACTGTAGAAGTGAGGCTGCAGCACTAGCGTTAAATATATTTTCGTCATTTAAGTTAGATGCAGCTTCCATGGTTTGCTGAGCTTGTGGAGCCATACCTGGCTGGCCTGGCATACCCTGAGGAGGCATTCCACCTTGTTCTGGGGGCATTCCCTGAGGAGGCATTCCACCTTGTTCTGGGGGCATTCCCTGAGGAGGCATTCCACCTTGTTCTGGGGGCATTCCCTGAGGAGGTTGTGGATCAGGACCAAATATACTGCTTAGCTTGGTTAGATTAACTGGAGTGAATGATCTAAATAGCTTACTAGAGTTATATGGTATCTTAGCTATAGAGCTATTAGCTACCTCCACATTTATATTAGCTGACCCCATTTTCTTAAGAAGACTAGTCTTGTCATCACAGTAGCTACCATTAAAAACCCAGCTACCGTCTGAGCTTCTTTTTACCCTAACTTCCTTAGAAGCTAAGCTGGAAATTTTCTCAGTGACTGTAGTTCTCAACTGGTCTGCATCAGTTATGTAATCTGATTCTTGTAGACTACCAGAAACAGACACGGGCCTAAAAGATATAGGAACTATTATGACGGTATTACCTTCTGAAGAAAATGAGGAGTACCCTGAAGAAGTGCTTACAGACTTAGGAACCTTTATTGCCTTAGAAGTAGTAAACACCACTTTTTTACCCATGTATGTAGCATATATATCCCCAGAGCCACTATTTGTTACATTTGATATTCCCTCTGGAAAATATGCGGCGTTGGTTATATCTCCACCTCTCATAGATAAAAATAACTTGTCGCCATTCCTTGGGTCTCTCTCTGACATAAGTTCTTCCATAACAGAAGACGTATCCATAGTTTCTGTGGTAGTCATAGCAACTATCTTAGAGAAGTAACCTACTGACTTGCTAGGAGTTATTACTAAATATGTTCTACCTCCAAAATTTCTCTTGGTACTAGGCCCATAATCACCCTTAGTACTAACCATACCGCTAGCGCTATCTGACACAGGCATTAAGTCACTTCCAGCCATAAATGGGTTAGGGACAATATAAACCTTTTCGTTAGTACCACCTAGCTTAGATATATTGTACACCCCAGGAAAGTTAGGTTCTGTAATTCCTGATCTAGCCATTACTGTAGAGTCCAAAGGAATCTCAGAGTCAACCAATATCTCGGCAGTTTTTCTAAAGTCCCTAACTGCGTAGCCAGACTTCAAAGAGCTAGAGAATGCGTCTTGGAACTTGTTACCGAAATAAGTAACATAAGACTCTTTACTAGACTTAGGATCTAGAACAGCCCATTTGCTAACAGAAGCCACTTTAGTTGAGTAGTTATATGTAGGCCTAAGCAACTCTACACTGCTAGCCCCATTGTATTTAACGTAAGACTTTAGTATTTTGCTGCTCTTTTTTAACATCTCTGCGAAAGCTACTTTTGTTAGATTATCGCAATTGTCTATTACTCTAGGCAAGTCTATATCATTAAAACTAGCATACACAAATCTACCAGTTGTTGGAGGTAGTGTAAGAGCTCTAATATCTACATCGCTAGACAAACTTTCTGGAGCTTCTACTGCTTCCCCTAGATTGTTAGATTCCGCTTTTTGTATTTCTTCCATCCACTTATTATTGAGAGGCAAAAAAGCATCTTGATCCTTAGCGTAAAAAACTTCAGGAGGCTTAACCTTACCATCGGACATTACTATAGGGATCATAACTGATTTACCGTTAAGATCTATACTAAAAGCCCCTACAGCTTTGTTGCTATCTAAGTCCAATTCTATCGGCTTAAACGATGTTATGTACGGCATTAGGTTAGGTGCCTTACTCTGCAACATTGAGTAAGCCATTTGGGATAACAATTCTTTGAGTTGATTCTCTTCGGGAGTAGAAGCCCCCTCTTGCCCACCCATAGATACTATAGTCTTAGGTGATATTGCTGATAGTTTAATCATTTAAAATCCTTACTAGTTAAAGCGTGCATAGATAAATAAGTTAAGGGAGCTGTTCCATCACTAAGCATATGAGAAAACATTCCAGGAGTTACACTGAGGGCTGTTCTAATAGGAGTATCGCTGTGCCTAACAGCATGTGCCGACGCAGCTAACTCTTCAAATAAGTTAGGTGAAGATATAATAGCAGAGCCCAAAGCCATCTTTCGTAATATGTCTCTTCTTGTCTCAAGGTCAGTATTCTTATTCAAAGCTACTATTGAGGCTAGAGGCATAGATATAAGGTTATTTATCCTGGATAGCCGTTTACTTGTACCCAGTATACCCTTATACAAATCAGAGGCATCGGATAACCTAGTAGCGTGCCCTAGCTCATGGGCTAATACGTCAGGGGAGTCTGTGTTAACCCCTAACCTATTGCTATTAAAGTCGTAGAAAGAACCTGCTGATGATCTACCTATAGAAGTTCTTACCAGTCCAGGGTTGCTAGATAGAAAACTCCTAGCTATCCTCTTTGCCCGGCTTAGTTTATCTACATCGCTAGTCTGTAGAAGGTTCTTTATATTAGAATCGTCGTCTTGTATTAAATTATTTAAATTAAAAAAGCCCATGGCAACTCACCGAGTACTATGTTACATAGGTGGTTGCATACCTTGAGGAGGCATTCCACCCATTTGTTGAGGAGGCATTCCACCCATTTGTTGAGGAGGCATTCCACCCATTTGTTGAGGAGGAATACCTTGAGGAGGCATTCCACCTTGATCTGGAGGCATACCTTGAGTAGGCATTCCTCCTTGATCAGGTGGCATACCTTGAGGTGGAGCTCCCCCGCCAGATTGTTGTTGATACATCTGTAATAATTGACCAAGAATATCTAGTATTTTAGCTAGAGAATCTAAATCATTAGGAGTTATGTAGTCCCCTACAGTCTGAAATTCTTGGGGTGTAGCTTGGGCAGCGGTGTCTGCCACTGCAGCTATCTTATCAAAAGAAACACCTCTAGGAAGAAGACCATAGTCTACAAATGCCTTGTGCATTCCTAGTATATAGTGCGATCTTTTCATTTTACCATCTTCTTCTTTGTTGTCTTCTAGAAGCAGTCTTCTTACCTAAACCTAGTTGTCTAAGAACGTAAGATGCTTTTTTCTCTTCTGAGGATTGTGATTCTTCAGGGGATTCTTCAGCATCTTCAGTATCTTCAGTATCTTCTTCTTGTTCTTCTACTGGTTCTTCTTTAGCTGCTTCTTCTTCCATAGCCCACTTAATGCGTTGGATATAGTTAGCTCTTTCTTTATTTGACATACCGATCATAGCTCTTAATGCAGCTAACTTGTCTCTGCTATTAAGTCTCTTAGGTAAGTATTTTCCAACTTCAGAAGCTGTTTTTTGAAGTAAGTAGTTATAAGCACTAGCTTTTTGCATGTCACCTGTAAAAGGGGCAGTGTCATTAAAAGCTCCATCGCCTTGGTCAAAGTTAGCATAGGCTTCTGGTCTTGGGTCTTCCTCAATATTACTTGGGTCTGCTACTTCTGGCCCAACATTATATGCTGCATCTTCAGCTAACTTACGTAATAAGTAACTAGCGGTCTTAGCATCTAAGCTAACGCCTTCGCTAAGATCTTTCATACCGCCTGTAAATGGCTCAGCGTTAGCCATAGGGTCAGCTAGGCCTTGGCCTCCGCTCAAATGAGCATAGCCCTCACTAGCTCTATCCCCAGCTTCTGATTCGTAGTCATCTAATACTTGTGGTTCAGGATTAGCTACACCACCACCAAATATATCCCCCTCAGCTGCTCTTTTTAACATAGCAACAACTTCTTTTGCTTCAGACTCGGTATCCATAGCTTCTAAAGCTTCTGCGGCGTCTTCAGAGGCTTCACCCAAGCCTTCTGCGGCTTGAGCTTGTTCTTCCAATGCTTCTGCAGCTTCTTCAGGTGTTACTGACTCATCAGATTCATCAGACATAATTTCTTCTTGTTCCTCTGGGGCTAATTCTTCTTCAGCACCTGAAGCCATAGAAGACATAGCATTAGCAATATCTTCATCAGAAGCTAATTTCCAATTACGAGGCAAAGCGAATGCTGCTACCTTAACAGCTAGATCTGCCTTAAATTCAGATCTATAAGGAGGAATTGCTCCCGAATTAACGAGTGCGTTTTGGCAGCCTCTTAAAAATGCTAGTTTTAGTAAAGACATAGTTAAATTCTCCTACACTATGTAATAATTAATCTCTTATGTGTTAAGTATATATAGAGATACTTAAAAGTAAAGTATCTACATTAGAGCTTTCTCAGCTATGCTCATAGTCTGGTCATACGGAGTTTGCTCTTTTTTGTCAAACAAACTTCCAGCTCTCTGACCTACATTCTTACCTATATACGAAGCTAGTATACTGGCAGGTAACCCAAAATTACTTGATAGTATGAAGCCTAAGCCGCTACCAAGTGCTGCCCCGACACCAGAACCTTTTCTGTCACCGTACTCTTCAGATTCTCCCCTAAGCACTTTAGACGCTTCCATGGCAGGAAATCCTACGTTGAAACCTATGTTTAAAGCTGCTATAGGAGATCCACTCAACAGAGTCTTAACGTCAGATCCTGAGAAATTACTAGCACTGCCTGCATCTGCTAGTAGGTAATCTTTTAGCTTTTTAGCACTAGAGATATATTCATCGCTAGGAGAAAGTTCTCCGCGTATAACACCTCCCTTACCTAGCAAGCCACCCTGCATATATCTGGCTCTAGTTATATTAGCTGCGTTCTGATTACCTAGTAGTATACTCTTTAAAAATCCTCGGCTATTCTTTAAGTCTGTCTTAACCGCCCCATGGTTACCTACGTACGTATTAACGAACTTTCTTTGGGCAGAATTAAGACCCGCTCTATTCCCAACTAGCATCCTAGCCGCTGAGTCTATAACACCTGAAGTTTTGTATTTCATTAGTACTCTCCTTTTGGTCCTCGTTTAAATTCTTTACCTATAGCCAGAGCTGCTAGAGGGTCATAGCCGTGTATATCTGCTTTTTGACCAAATGTAGCTGCATCTATAAGTGTGTCTTTTTGGTACCTGTAACCAAGTCTTTGAAGCCAATTAGGGTTTAGTAGTGGAGTTCTAGTAGCAGCAACCATAACCGGTTTAAACACAGGCTTTGAGTCAGTTACAAAAACTTCATTCTTGCCTTTGTCTAATATATCCTCAGCTATTCTTTTAGTTATTAGTGTACCTGGTATATGTTCAAACACTGGCTTAGCTAATACTTTTCCAACAGAGGACATTACGCTAGACTTTTGCCCAGTTAAACCCATTTGCTTAACAACAGAAGAAACAGGAACTACATCGCCCTCTAGCATGTCTCCTACTGGCTTATCTAATTTTACAAAGTTAAGCTGTGTCTTAGCTAGAACCTCTATATTTCTTTGGTCTATTTTTATACCGCTGTCTTCAAAAGACTCTCTAATAGACTTAACTAAGTACTCTCTACCTGACCCCATACCCTTGTGTTTTAGTACTTCGTCAGGAGCTGGTACGCCTGTACTAAGCAAATCTCCCGCTTCTACTTCCTCCCCTGACTTTACTTTAATATCTCTTCCAGGCGGAACATAATGGTGCTCTTTGTTTATGTAGACATCAAACCCGCCTTGTGGAGCTTCTTTAATACTTTCTACTTTACCTGCTGAGTTAGCAAGTGTAGCCTTGTAGAAAAAGTTCTTAGGTATTTCTACGAATTGCTTAAAGGCTTTTAAACCTCTTGGTTTATTAGCGTCACCTTTAACCAAGCTAACGCCGTGCTTAGCACTTAGCTGCATTTGTGTTAATGGTTCAGATAAAGCTTGAGCAGACCTAAGACCTAGAGATGTACCTATGTCATAGTCACCGCCCTTTACGCTCGTGCCTGAGCATTTCTGGCATACGCCTTTCTCAAGCTCGCAAGTCATTGGCGATCTTACTAATATAAACCCACCTTTCTGACTTAGCTGCGCAGCTTTCTGAGAAGTTACTAACTCACCAGTAGCCGCTATATATCTACCCTCTATACTAGGGTCATCTACTTTGAGCCTAATACCGTTATCTGTACCACAGTCATTCTCTGATACTACAGCTGAAGACATAACAGAACTGAGAACTTTCTGCATTTCCCCAGGCTCTGCTGTACCTAGCTGACCCTTAATAACTTGGCTTCTACTTTCATCCCCTGCTATCCAAGCCTCAGCGGGGCTTAGCCCCTCAGCATAACTACGCTTTATTAAAAATGGCACAGGATTACCATGAAAATCCCCAACCACTACAGGTGTAGCTATGATCTTCATTAGCTGTGTAGTATTACCTCTACTACCAGACCTAGCAGTCATCGCCATATCGCCCTTATGTCGCTTAGTTAAATCCATAACTTTTTCTTGTGCAGACATAAATGCATCAAAGGCTTGCTTGGACTTTGCGCCGTAGGTGTCAACTACTTTCTGGGCTGAGTTTATTATTGAGTCTCTTTCAGCATAGTCTGGCTCTATATCATCTAAACCTACTGTAATAGACTCGTAAGTAGAAAACTCATCACCTAGCTTTTTAATCTTTGGAGCTACGAACTTATATTGCTCAGGGGCATTTTTAGCTAGCTTAATTAAATTGCCTTTCATTTTTTTAAGATCTAAGTCACCTTCGGATCTATAGTCCTTCGGCAAAGCTGAGTTTATTAGTACTGTACCTAACTTTCCAGATATCATATGGCACCCTTTAAAGAAGCTAGTTGATACTCATAGTCGCTATATGGATACTCTAAGCCTGGTTGCTTAAGTAACAAGTCTGGCCTACCTTGGCTGGTTGCTTTATGTAATCCATAAATACCGCCGCCTAAACCACCAAGAACTGCTAAGCCTGATCTATTTAAGCCCTTTATACCTAATAACTTAGTGGCTAGGGCAGCAGCACCTGTACCTAAACCAGCTTGAAGACCTATAGCTCCGTAAGTAGATGCTGCAGGGTGTAGCGGATCTTTAGTTGGGTTCTCTTTTCTTGTCATACCGTAACCTAGTCCGCCTAAACCCCCTAAGGCAGCTGGAACTATAAAAGACCTGGCAGATGCTTCTTTTGTGTAGTTATACCCAAGTTTGTAATAGTAATTTTGTAAGCTCATTTCATACCTCCATAGTATGGGTTGTACATATTGCTGGGCGTCTGAGCTATAGGAGGTACAACTCTATTAGCTACAGATTGACTAATGTCATTTAATGGTACCATAAATGTACCCCCAATACCTAAGCCAACAGCACCAGTATATTTTAACCCCTTATTAAATCTGTACTTGTTTATAGCTGATTTGTCGCTTGCTCTATATAAGTCATCTGCAGTAGTCTTCGCAGTCTGCTTTAACTTACTTAGGCCTGATAGAAAGTCATCCGCTACATAACCTTTATTTGCTTTTGATAAACCCTCTGATATGAATTTCTGCGAATTTGCATCTAGGAGTTTAAACTGCTCAGACGAAGTATAGTTTTTGAGCTTAGATATATTACCACCAGAGTTTGATAATGCATTTTCTACATAGGCTAATTCATTTTTTGCAGCCATAGCTCTTGCAGCGTCAGGCTTAAATCCCATGTTAGAATACCTAGCTAAGTTTGATCTTTGCATTGACGGGTTAAAAATTCTAGCTCCTAATCTACCAGCGTGCCTACCCATAACGCCAAAACCTACACCAGTTAGTGCCCCAGTTAGGAATGCGTTTGATTTATTACCCTCTTCAGCGGTTGCAGCATTAATCATACCAAAACCAAGACCGCTACCTACAGTATGTGAGGGCAAGTACTTATATGCAAAGCTACCCTTAGAGCCTATCCTACCCCCCATACCAGTAAGATATCCGAGAGCTTTACGTGGAGCGCTATTCCAGATTAATTTACCTAAGTTAGCTATAAAGGCCTGTTTCTCAAACTCTAGTTTTGCTAAGTTTGCTCCGGTGTCATAGTAGTCAGAGTAAGTACTCATCTTGATGGTACTCCCATATTACTTGGCATAAATAGTTCTACCTTGTGACCCCAGGAATCCCCGTTTTTATACTCAGAGTCGCCAGTCATTAAGCTAGTACTATCTGGCACTTTCTCGTTTAAGTTATCTAGCTCTTTATCATCTTGTTTGTTCATTGCTGCAGCTAGTTGGCTAGCATTGTTAATCTCAGCTAGCTTACAGCCTATAAGGTAGGCGTTATATATTGCTTTATTAGTCATTCTCATTATCAATCTCAACATGGTCTATTAAAGATACTTCGCCGCGCCTATAGGCTTGCTTAGCTTCTCTTACTGTATTAAATTTAAACTTTTTCCCAGACTCGCGTTTATCTTCTGCGACTCTTGCAATTCCTGCAATAGCTTCGTGCTTAGGATAAGCTAGTAATTGCTCTCTAGTTCTATCGCCAAATACATTATTAGACAATAACATCTTTTTAGTATCTTTAACAGCATCTTCAGTAGCAGGTAAATGTATCTGTAGAGCATCACCGTCATAGTCGAGATTCATACCATCTTCCATAAAAGGAGAAACAGTAATTGTTTTACCAGAAGTTGGTTTAGGAAATGCAGCTATCATGTTAAATCTATGTAGTGTAGGAGCTCTGTTTAAAAATACAGGCCTATTCTTTGATTCTATCATTAGTTCTTCTCTAGCTTGGGAAGTTCTCTTATCTACCATTTCTTTCGCAGATATAGCATTATAGCCACGCTTAACTAAGCTCTTCATGATAAAAGGCGCATACATACCCCACATCATTTCTTCTGGTAAACCTACTTCGTCCATGCCTAAATCTGGGTCAGGTGCGGCAGTACCGCGACCAGTCAAGTCTAGCCTTCTGGCTAAAACCTTTCCGTTAAAAAACCCAGTCTTAGTTCCAGTAATAGTGTTAACAATACCCTTGACTTCGCTCTGTACTAGCTTCTGAGATACTGGAGGATTAACACCTATAACAGCACCGGCAGCTTGCTGAAGATGAGATCTCATTTCTTTAATATCATCATCAGGTAAATCCAGATCCTTTGCTTCTTGAAGCTTTTCTTTAGCTAGCATTAGATCCTTGTACATATGATTAACATCTGAAACTAGTAGATCATTACCTTTTCCAGGAACTATAGGTCTAAACTGTGGTGGTATTACTGGGAATGTCTTAATCATGTAAGCCTCTCCTGGCTTATGATTATTCTCTTTTAAAGCGTTTATAGCTTTTATCTTTTTGTAGGCGTTATCTTTGTCAGCTCCTTTTAAATTACTTAACTCCTTCTTGGCTTTTTCTAGCTCTGAATCTAAATCTAGAGAATTAAGTTTCTTACGTATATCATCTCCACCTTTTTCTAGTATTTCTTTTTTTAGATTAGTTTCAGAAGTTCCTAGTAATCTTCTAGCTGCATCGCTAAATAGTGGATTTAATACTGACTCAGGTAACTCTATATGGGAGTACCTAGTTCCTTGTAAACCGCCAGTAGTTACTATATCAAACAAGCCATCTCTCTCTGGCATTAGATTCTTAGCAAACACCATCTTAGCATTTTTAATTTCCCCACTAGACATTTTTTTAACTTCTTCGTCTAGCAACGGAGCTATAGTCATATTATTTTCTTTTCTATCTAGTCTAAGTCCGGCACCCGCTAACATGTGTTTAAACTTGTCAAAAGCAAAGCTGCTTTGAGGTGGAGGAACAGGTCTACCCAGTTGTATAGCTCTCCAGTACTCAGTGTTCTTTGTGCCTTTTATTACTGCGTTTTCTTTTAATATATCTCTGGCATCGTGAGCAAGAAGAGCATTTATTTCCATAGCCCCTGTACCCTTTGCACCTTCCTCACCGCCTTTACTAGGAGCACCGTTTATATCGTAGCCGCCATCTATACCTCTAGCTGAGAAGTTAGTATCTGTTGTTTTAAATAAACGGTATGTATACTGCGGGCCAACCATAATACCTTTAATAGTCTTACCAGTTACTGGGTCATAAACATCTTCCTTGTCCTTTATCCCAGCTTCCTTTAGGGCCTGCCTAGCCATCTTAATATTATTAACTTTTTGGAAATTGGGGATTACATATTCTGTTCCCTTTTTCTGAGCAGCTTTTGCCATAGCTACTTCTATAACCTGCCCAGGATTAATACGTGAAACAACGCTTAGACTAGACCACAATATATCTATAGGCTTACCAGACTCGTCTTGCACCATACTCTCAGTAGGAACTATTTTAGATATAACTCCTTTACCACCGTATCTATTACTAACCTTATCACCTATTCTTAGTGGCTCTTCTGACTTAGTAACAACAGTTATCTTATTACCCTGTTGTTGAACATCTACTACTTCAGCTTCTGACTCCCCTGTCCAGGTTTCAGTTTTGTCTGAGTATTCAGACCTTAGTGATTTGTGTATCTTACCAAGTATTTGATTCTCTATACTTGGTGCTTTTTTCTGAAGAACAGTTATTATAGGATCACCTGGCTTTAATATAGTTCCTTTTTGTACTATCCCATCTTTCATCTTAGCGTACTGATCTTTAGTGAATTGCTTTGGGAAGTTAGCTGCATGTTTATAGTGATCTATTCTAGTATCTTTATCTACCTCAACTACATACTTGCTCATCTTAACTGAGCGCATCTTATGGGCCGCTTCCTCAGATACAACCACAGCGTCATTTGAGTTTAAACCATGGTAAGCCATATAGGCCATTTTAAGATTCTTACCAAGTGCCAGCTTGTCTCCCTTAGCATAGTTACTCTCAGCAAGTATCTGACCCTTAGTAACTTTATCACCTACCTTAACCATAGGAGTATGGTGATAAAATGTTTTAGAGGCCATGGGTACATTATTAGCTAAAGGTATAACTTTCTCCCCTTCTTTAGTTTTTAAGACTATGCTATCTGGATTTACCTTAGAAACTACACCATCCTCTGAAGCAGAAGGGGAGCTTATCTTAGCAACTACATTCTCCATGCTAATAGATGTATTCTTGTCATTAAGAGAAGGCCCAACTAATGGGGTCTCTCTTTCAACTAAAGGTACAGCTTGACCAACCATTTTGCTACCCATGATTATACGATTACCCTGAGTACCATCTAAGAAAGGAACCATATTAGTGCTAAGAGTATACATATCTTTTACGCTATTAACTATGTAGTCAACTTCTCCTGGTTTTATCTTTGATACCTTACCTTTAGCCATAGCATCCACTCTACCCTTGTCTGTATCTTGCTGAGGAAAAGCTATATTTAAGTCCCTTATTTTCCTAGCAGGAACCCACTCCATCTCGTTAGTTTTAGCATTCTTTAATTTAGTATATAAGTACCCATCCTTATCTCTACCTGCCCCTAGAGTAAATCTAACGTCAACACCTGCATGCCCCGATTCTGGGGTTCTAAATGGATCTATTATACCCATCTGTGTAGGGTGTAGTTGTCGAACTTCGCCAGGAATAGCTCTATCACTACCAATACCACCTTCGCCAAGTCTAGTTACAGATAGAGAGCTATCTAGTAATTCTACTGGATTAATTTGGGAGGGTATCATTGATAGCTGTGACGTAGATATGTACTGCTTTAGCATTGGGGTTATAGCCGTGCTTGGCATGACTTGAGATACTTTAACTTCTTTAGCTAAGTCTAGCTTTGTCTTTATTTTGTACCCAAGTTCCTTACCCTTTAGCCTTATTCTCTCTTTGAACATGTCCTCCACTCCTAGAACTCTCTGAAACTCAAGAGAATCTCTATCGTCTGGGGACTCATCACCCTTGTATACTCCTACTAGTTTCTTACTGGCTAACAATATAGATTCTGGGGTTACTTTGCTAAAACCTTTACCAAGCGTTCTTTCTGTAGTTTTTTCAGATAGAACAGTACTATCGTAGTGAGCTTGAATAGCTTGTACTCTTTCTTGGTGGCTAGTAGCTGTTCTTTTATTCTCAGGAACTAATTTCTCATACAGCTTTTGTATAGCAGCTTGTCCTTTATTTCCGTACTCAGAAGCATTTCTTTCGGCTAGATCTTTACCTAGGTAGTTAGCTATGTCAGAGTGCTCCATACCCAAACTTCTTAGAACGGGGTACATTGGTATTGAAGTTGTCCCATACTCCATATTAAGTAGACCTTTTGCAGGATCCATATTGACTCTAAAGTTGCTTCCTTTAGCCAAGTTAAAAGAAGCTTCTAGCTCTTCATTTTCTCTTTGTCTAGTATAAACCCCAGGCATTGTTCTTAATTGGTTCTTAAATGCGTATTCATTTCCATTTATTAAAAATGCATTATTCCAAGATACTCTAGGTAGGTGTAGCACTGTGTGCCCATTTTTCTGGTCAACCACATTTCCCTGTTTGTCCTTTATTATTACATCTGCCTTAACCGGTTCGTATAAAGTACCTCTTTTGTATAGAGCATCTTTGTGTGTATTATAGTCTACCGGCTTTTCAATTACTCTGAAATTCTTAATTTCAACATCATGGTGAGTACCTACTATGGGGAACATGCCCTCTAGACCTTCTATAGTCTTTTCTCTAATAGATTTTTGCTTTTCTTCTACTGACTGCATCAGTGGTCTTACTTCTGGCTGAGACATCTTTTCTATCCTACATTACGGCACAAATTATATAAAAATCCTGTTATAAGTATATACCCAATCAAGGGTAGTTCCAAACCTACTAAACAGGAGAAAAAATTGAGTAAGAATCTCAATACTAAAGGACCAAAGGTCCAAGCTAAAGTTACAGCTACAGAACTAAACACCAGCTTTGGTGGTTCAGATAGCAAAGTTACACCAGCTAAAGATAATAACAAAATCGCTTTCACCATTCCTTTGTCATTTGTCAAGGGTGGGGAAGTAGCTATTTCTAAGCTGGTAATTACCTGCGACTTCAGCGAAGAAGTTGTAGGTACCTCATATAACAGCTCAGTGTCAATCAAAGACAAAGATACTGTTATCGATAAGGTACACGAACATATGCAGGTAGTTGCCACCTGCGGTGGTAAAGATGCTCGTAAAACCGGCAGTTACACCGTATCTATTTGTGGATCAGAATTTGCGATTGAGGCAACAGAGAGAGATGCTAAACCAGAAGAGGCATCAAGATTAATGGGCCTTGGCAAGTGGGTAGCTAGAGAAGGGGATTACCTCACAGCAGGTAGCGCAAAGATACCCAGCTACCTTTACTTATTGGAAAGGCCATCGGTGGTGTTCGAGTGCCAGGGGCACAAGGTAGAGCTATCTAGCAAAAGGGCAATGCTGGAGTTAATGGATTATCTAGATGAAGACTTGCAAGATGGGAATGTGTTTGATCAACTTAAGTGTAAAATAAGAACACCACTACAAACTCGAACCGAGAGAGCAGCGAAGGAACAAGAGGAATTACTAAGAGCCTTTGATCTTGAGCTGAATAAGCTCAAGGAAGAGGAGGAAAAAGCAAGAGCAAAGCAAGAAATGGTGGAATTAGAAAAGGAAGTAGGTTGGATAAAGTTGGAAGTTGTTAATAATGCTGCGCGTTACGAGGCGCTGACCCATAGGCTAAAAGATAAGGTGGATCTTATCAATGCCATTAAGACCAAGGGTTACCAAGCAATGTTAGAGTTAAGAGAACTCATGGTGGCACAAGATACTGATAGGGCCATAGTATTGGCCTTTGGAATAGACTCTGCTGAGCTAGCTTTCATAAAGTTGTGCTCTGAAAATAAAAACAACCTTAAATGGATGATTGCCAACAAGGGGCTATTTACAAAAAAGGATGAGGCCGCACAATAAAGTGCGGCGGTAGGCGGATCTAATCCGCTAAGCGGGACATGGAGGTATTATATGTCCAAGGAAGAAGGTATAGACCCCTCAGGGGGTGAAGTTACTAAGCAAGGCATACTAGCTGAAGTGGGAGCAATCTCACTTGTGGCATTAGGTGCCTTAATAGGTAAACTGCTATTTAGCGGTAGCAATACCGCTAGAGATACAGTAGTTATTACAACCCCTGAGCATAACAGACAGGGATATAGACGCAGAAAGAAAGAGCATGACAGAAGAGACAAAAAGTTATTTAGATCCAGACGAGGATGATTTTGACTTCTTCGGAGGATTCCACTTCTAAGAAGTTATAGATAAAGCTAAAGTTAAAGCTAAAGTTATTTTTTAGGTATTAACTAACTCCAACCATTCTATGTATACCTTGAATGCTGCTGTGTTTCTAACATCAGCAACTTCTTTTTTAGCTATCATAACTTCTCCAGAAGCACCACGCTTTAGCAACTCATCAAATTCTGGACAGCCTTCCGGTGCAATCCAGAATACTCTAGCATGGGGTATATATTTGTATTCCGACTTTACTTTATCTTTAGCATAATCAGCTACTGAGCTAACTCCCTCTGTTTTTATAGGATTCTTCTCTGGGTTAAATCCTGGAGGAGGATCTGGAATTTCTGGAAATGGGTCTAAGTCTAAAGGCTTTTGTGTTTGAGACAGCTTAGTTATAAAATCTGAGTTATTATCCATTTATATATCCTACATAGGTGGCTGTTGTTGCATCTGAGCATAAGCTTGATTCTTCTGATCTAGCTGCATCTGTTCTAGTCTTTGTATAACAACACTATACATAACATAGTCTTCAGCCTGCAAGCTAGCTAATTGAGACTTCCTAGTACCAGGATCCATCTGTAAGAATTGTTGAGCTATACCATCAGCTTGACCTATAACTGCTTGCTGATCATAAGTCAAACCGCCAGATCCCATTTGTTGTTGCTGTTGTTGAGTAGCCATTTGTCTAGCTTGCATACCAATGTCTTGCTGCATAGCTTGCATTTCTAGATCTAGCTTCTTCTGGTTTCTAGCATCGGATAACTGCTCATTTTTTATCTTTTCACGTTCTTCGTTGATATCTATACCATTCATTTCTGCCAACGTAGTCTTAGATATAACCCCAGACTGCCATAGCTGCATAGCCATTTGTCTTTGCTGCATATCGTCGATCATTCTAAAGTCACCGAGACTTACTTTAATCTTCTCCCATCCTAAGAAACTAGAGCACTTATCTGATATCCATTTTAACAATTGATTTAGCTGGAAAGTGCTAGGCTCTAATTGATTCTCCAACATTCTGAGAGTAACACTTGAACCGCTAAAACTTAAACCGCCATATATAAATTCTTTAGGTATACCCATGCTAGCAATGATGTTATCTTCTACTTGGCTTATTTCTTGTGCTACCATTAAAGATCTACCCTCTCCGCCTACTTGAGCTACCCCTATAGCTACTGGAGACATCATTATATGATTAGGGTCTCTACGCCATCTCTTTATGTTCTCTTCTACTTCACCCATAAACTTACCCATAGACAAACTCATAATAGGATCTGCAGCTCCTGATACAGCTTGAGGATGCATAACTCTAAGAGGTACTATTCTCTCCAGAGCTATAGCTTCATTAGCTTTTCTTAGAATACTAGCATGGTAGAAAAGATGTATAGCAGATACCAAGCTAGGATACCCCCACCCACTCTCAAGACCAGAAGGAGAATCAGATTTCATATGAAATATCTCACCTGTGTTAAATTTAAATAGCTCATCCTCCGCCATAGTTTTTAGTAAATTAATAGGAGTAGTTTCTATTAGATGTCTATCTCCGTTATATACAGCTGACTTCATATCTGAGGGAACACTAAAGAAATATTCATTATCGCCTGTTACTATATTCGCAGCTATATCTATTAGTTTAGGGTCCCAGCGTATAATATTAATCTTTTCTGGTTCTAGTATTAGCCTGTCTATTACTTCTACTAAATCGTTTACACCGCACTCACCGCACTTATTTGAAAACTCAGCTGAAGTAGGTTTGTAAGTGTAGTCGCATACAGATACATGTGCCTCGTAGCCGCAAGCCTTGCATTTTAAGAATCTTCTGAAAGGCAAGTGTATACTAGTAAAAGAGTTGCCGTATACTTGTAAATCCAAGCTAGCTCTAATCAAGGCTCTCTTTATACCTAGAATATCTTCCAACAGTCTTTTATTAGCAGATACTAATTTATCGCTATCACTTAGATAATTAATTTCTGTGATTGGGTATTCAGCAAATTTTTTAACACCTGCATATATCTGGGCACTGTTATAGTATAAGTATTCTGTCCATCTAAATAACTGCTTTAAATCTCTTGGAGAAAATGAGTGTACCCATAATCTCATAGGATCAGCAAAGTTACTAACACCCAATCCACTAGAATCTGTGAAGTCATTAAAACCTAAAGAACTCATTAAACCCTCCCTAAATATTCACGTTATTGTGTTATAAGTTTAAGCATCACTGCTTTACATAGGAGTACTAGTATGCAACCAATAGTTATAGCTAACAAGGCTATATGCCTAGCTAACTTAGATACTAAAGATATACCTCTTATTAAGACGTTATACGGGGCAACGTTTAATAAAGCAAACGGTAATTGGTACTTGCCTGCTTTCTATCCTTTCGGGTTAAAAGCACTAGAAGATTTAGATGCTATAAAGAATATAGTATACTGGAAAGAAACAGAAGATATAAAAGCCCTGAGAATATACTTAGCTAAATGTAAAACTAGCATAGAAACTCTAGATATAGATAGCTACTCACCTGTGCTAACACCATACTCTCACCAAGTAGAGGGCTTAGCTAATGCTATAAATAATCTTAGGTTAGGTTTATTCTATGATCCTGGACTTGGCAAAACTAAGATAGCTTGTGATTTAATAAGATACCTACACAAGAAAAATAATAATATAAAGGTTCTTGTGTTAGCCCTTAGAGTTAATTTATTTACCTGGAAAAAGGAGATGAAATCTAACAGTAACTCTGAGCTAGACATACAGCCCATAGTAGCTAGTAGCCCAGCCCACAGGCTAAAGCTAATAGCTAATGCCTATTCTAGTAAATGCGGAATGGTTATAACTTACGACTCCGCGAAGATGTGCATAGATGAGCTTATGAAGTACAAGTTTGACTTAATAGTAGCAGACGAAAGTCATTCCTTGAGAACCCCTGACTCAGCTAGAACTAAAGCTATACTAAAGTTAGTAGAAGGACCTAATGCCCCAGCGAGAAGGCTAATACTTAGCGGAACTCCCTCTCTAGGTAGTCCCCTACATTTGTGGGCTCAGCTGCGATTTCTAGGAAAATTCATAGTACCAGATTCTTGGAAATTTAGGGAAACGTACTTAACTTTTAGCCCCTATAATAAACATATAGTTACGGGTCTTAAAAATATAGATAGGCTAAATGCCATAGTATCTGAGTGTTCAATACGAAAGAAAGCTATAGAGTGCTTAGATCTGCCAGACAGAATTATCCAGACTATAGAGATAGAAGCTAGCCCTGCAACATCAAAGCTATATAACAAGCTAGTTAACTATGAGTCTATTACTGTAAATGGAGAATACATACCAGAACCTGAGAATGCAGTTACTGCTATGACTAGATGTGCTCAGGTATCTTCAGGGTTTGTATATAAATCTCTGGCAGATAAAACACTATGCGATACTTGTGTTCATATGCCTAGCTGTGTAGCTAATAGTATAAAACCATATACCTCTAAATGCCAAGTTAGTACTGCTGACCCGGGTAGAATAGTAGTAGATACTGGGGATAATACTTTGCTAGATAGCGTTTATGACTTAGTAGAGAACCATGTTCTATCAGGTAAGTGCATAGTATGGGCTAAGCACCATGAAACTCTAGATAGATTATATACCAGTTTATCTAAGATAACTAAGGTTCTAAGGTATGACCATACTACTACAGAGCCTCAAGTTATAGAGCAGCAATTTAATGACTCAGAAGATAACATAGTTATACTAGCACAGATATCCATGGGTATAGGTG